CATAATCCACGCCAGTATCAAGTAGAGGGAGTATATGATGCTTTACGGCATAATAGAAAACTATTGATAAGCCCCACTGCCAGTGGCAAATCGTTGATGATTTATTCCCTCGTAAGATATTATGTGGATAAAGGACAAAAAATTCTGTTAGTTGTTCCAACGACATCTCTTGTGGAGCAAATGTACAAAGATTTCCAAGATTATGGTTGGGATGCGGAGTCATATTGTCATAGGATATATTCAGGAAAAGAAAAAACAAATGAGCACTCTGTTACAATTACAACCTGGCAATCAGTTTATAAATTAGAACGATCATTCTTTGAGGAGTATTCGGTTATTATAGGCGATGAAGCACATTTATTCAAGAGCAAATCTTTGATTGATATTATGACTAAACTACATCATGCAAAATATCGTTTTGGATTTACTGGCACTCTAGATGGCACTCAAACACACAAGTGGGTGTTAGAAGGTTTATTTGGTCCATCATACAAAGTGACAAAAACAGATGAGTTGATGAAACAAGGACACTTATCTCAACTTGATATACAATGTTTAGTGCTTAAACATTTACCAAAAGTTTTTGAAACCTATGAGGATGAGATACAATATTTAATTTCTCATGAACAAAGAAATAAATTCATTACAAATTTAACTTTAGATCTTAAAGGGAATACACTTGTGCTTTTTAGCCGCGTTGAAGCACATGGAGCAATACTCTATGAAAAGATAAATAATAATAAGCGAAATGACCGTAAAGTATTTTTTATACATGGTGGAGTGGATACTGAAGAAAGAGAAATGGTGAGAGAAATAACAGAAAGGGAAAATAACGCAATCATCGTTGCATCTTATGGAACCTTTTCTACTGGCATTAATATTAAGAACCTCCATAACGTTATCTTTGCTTCACCCAGTAAATCGAGAATTAGAAATCTACAATCTATTGGAAGAGTACTTCGAAAAGGAAAAAATAAGACTAAAGCAGTCTTGTATGACATCTCTGATGATTGTACTTATAAGTCAAGAAAAAACTACACTTTAAATCACCTCATTGAACGAATTAAAATCTATAATGAAGAAAATTTTAGTTATGACATAATCACCATACACCTAGAAAAAAATGGGAATTGAAGAAGACTTTTACGCTACACTTAAACTCAAATCAGGTGAAGAAATATTTGCCAAGGTAGCTGCCTCTGAAGAAGAAGATAGAACACTGTTAATTATTACAAATCCAATTATTGTAAATGAGATTAAGTCTCGTATTGGAGTTGTAGGATACAAGTTAGAGCCTTGGTTAAAGACAACTAAAGATGATATGTTTATTCTTGATATGTCTGATATTTTAACCATGTCCGAATCAAGTGATATTGAAATGATTGAGATGTATCAATCATTTGTAAGGCACTCTTCTAAAGATAGAAAGAATGAACCTAAGTTAAGTCGTAAAATGGGATATATCACCACAGTAAATGATGCTAAAGATATTTTAGAAAAACTCTTTAAGAATAGCTAATACTATGTTTTTCAACCTCCACAAAGGTTATTGTATAGTGTTTCAAAGAGCTTGTCAAGTATTAGTATAAATGTTATACTTTCTACATATTAATGATAAGAGTTTATGATAACAACAGCAATTATGACCAAGAGAAAAAGGTCAGAACATTATGTCAATAATAAAGAGTTTCTGGCAGCACTGATCAAGTATCGTGAAGATAAAGAAATTGCAGAGATACAAGGAAAACCTAAACCACCTATTCCCCGATACATTGGTGAGTGTTTTCTTAAGATTGCAAATCACTTATCTTTTAAACCAAATTTTGTCAACTACATGTTTAAGGAGGATATGATTTCTGATGGAATCGAAAATTGCGTTCAGTACATTCACAATTTTAATCCTGAGAAATCCCAAAATCCTTTTGCTTACTTTACGCAGATTATTCATTACGCATTTCTTCGCAGAATTCAAAGAGAGAAGCGCCAACTAGAAATCAAAAATAAAATTCTAGAAAGAACAGGATATAGCGAAGTCTTTTTTGATGATGGGGTTGACTCAATCGGACATGCGGATTATAATAGTATCAAAGATAGTGTTCACGCAAAACTGCGTTACTGAATGAAAGTCGCCATTATAAGTGATCAGCACTTTGGAGCAAGAAAGAACTCTAAACTCTTTCATGATTACTTTCTAAAGTTTTATAATGATGTGTTTTTTCCGACTCTAGAGCAGGAAGGAATCACTACGGTTATTGATATGGGTGATACTTTTGATAGTCGTAAAGGAATAGATTTCTCTGCGTTGTCGTGGGCAAAGAATAATTATTATGACCGTCTCCAAGATATGGGAGTTCAGGTTCATACAATTGTTGGAAATCATACTGCATATTATAAAAATACAAACGAAGTCAATGCTGTGGACTTGCTACTTCGTGAGTATTCAAATGTGACGGTATATCCAGAACCAATAGAAGTTAAATTTGATAAACTGAAAGTTCTCTTCATACCTTGGATTAATCAAGAGAACTTTGAAGCAACTAAACAATTGATTCAAAAAACCCCATGTAAGATTGCGATGGGGCATTTGGAATTGAATGGATTCCGTGCTCATCGTGGACATGTGATGGAAGACGGAATGGATTCCAAGTTGTTTAATAAGTTTCAGCGTGTTTACTCTGGACATTATCATACTCGGTCTGATGATAGTAAGATCTATTATCTTGGTAATCCGTATGAAATGTTCTGGAATGATTTGAATGATACTCGTGGATTTCATATCTTTGATACCGAAACATGTGTTCATACACCTATTAACAATCCTTACAGAATGTTCTATAATGTATACTATGAAGACACTTCATATCAAACCTTTGATACCCGTGACTATGAAAACAAAATCGTTAAAGTCGTAGTTCGTAAAAAGAGTGACTCAAAACAGTTTGAAAAATTTATTGACAAACTGTATAGTTCTGGTGTGAATGAACTGAAGGTTGTTGAAAACTTTCAGATTCAGGAAAGCGAAGACTTTGAAGCTTTTGAATCAGAAGATACTCTCTCCATCTTAAATAGATACATTGAGGAATCTGAAGTTAATTTGGAAAAATCAGTGATTCAAAAGATGATTCAGGATATTTATCAAGAGGCATGTGAGTTGGTATAATGTATATTCTTACAATATTGGGTAAAGAAGATGAGGGAGCATACTCTGTTCAAAATGAGGAAGGAGAACAAATTCTTTATCTCTTTGAAGAAGAAGATGATGCTACTCGTTATGCTCTCATGTTAGAAGATGATGACTATCCAGAAATGCATGTAATTGAAGTGGAAGATGATATGATGATTCATATTTGTGAATCGCACGGATATGATTATACAGTAATTACACCCAATGACATTGTAATTCCTCCAAAGACTGAAAAACATGATTTTATTTGAAACGATTCGTTGGAAAAATTTTCTTTCTACAGGGAATCAATATACTGAAATAAACTTCCAAAAAGACTCCACTACATTGATTGTGGGGACAAATGGTGCTGGCAAGAGCACTGTTCTGGATGCTTTGACTTTTTCTTTATTTGGAAAACCATTTCGTAAAATCAATAAACCGCAACTCTTAAACTCCACTAATGAAAAGGATTGTAGAGTAGAGGTTGAGTTCTCAATCGGAACAACGCAGTGGAAAGTTGTGCGTGGTATTAAACCTGCGGTGTTTGAGATTTGGAGAAATGATGCGGTATTAGATCAATCTGCTGCAGCACTGGACCAACAGAAGTGGTTGGAACAAAATGTTCTGAAGATGAACTATAAGTCTTTTACACAGATTGTCATTCTGGGTAGCAGCACCTTTGTTCCGTTTATGCAACTTCCGGCAGCTCATCGGCGGGAAGTGATTGAAGATTTATTGGATATTAAAATTTTCTCTTCAATGAACACAATCATAAAAGACAAGATTCGTATGTTAAAAGAAGACATCAAAGTTTATGAGTTAAAGAAAGAAACACTCAAAGATAAAGTTGAGATGCAAAAAAACTTTATTGAGGAGTTGGAGAGTCGTGGTAATGCCAAGATAAATGCCAACCACGATAAGATTACCAAGTTAGACCAGGAAGTTGGCATTTACATGAAAGAGTGTGCTACTTTAGAGGAGGATATTTTTAAGTATACGCAAGAGCAAGAATATGTCACCGGTGCAACAGAAAAACTGCGTAAGTTTGGAAACCTGAAAGGTAAGATATCACAAAAGGTATCCATGATTACGCAGGAGCATAAGTTCTTTACGGAAAATACGGTTTGTCCTACCTGCACACAGTCTATTGAAGAGGAGTTTAGAATAAATAAAATTACAGACGCTCAAAATAAAGCAAAGGAGTTGCAATCTGGTTATCAAGAACTAGAGGAGGCAATTAAAGAGGAAGAAGAGCGAGAGCGTCAATTCATTGCTCTATCTAAGGAGATAACAAAACTAACGCATGACATTTCTCAAAACAATACTAAAATCTCTGGATGCCAAAGACAGATCAGAGATTTGGAAAGTGAAATTCAAACACTTACCAATCAACTTGAAAACAGAAATACTGAACATGAAAAGTTAGAATCCTTCAAATCAGATCTTCACAAAACATATGAAGAACTAGCAACTCAAAAAGATAAAATTAAATACTACGATTTTACTTACGGATTATTAAAGGACGGCGGAGTTAAAACTAAAATCATTAAGAAGTATCTTCCGCTTATCAATCAGCAAGTAAACCGTTATCTCCAAATGATGGATTTTTACATCAACTTTACACTTGATGAGGAGTTTAACGAAACCGTCCAATCACCTATTCACGAAGATTTTTCTTATAGTTCCTTTAGTGAAGGTGAAAAGCAAAGAATTGACCTTGCACTTCTTTTTACTTGGCGTGAAGTTGCCAAGTTTAAGAACTCTGTCTCAACCAATCTAATGATACTGGATGAAATCTTTGATAGTTCTTTGGATAGCCAGGGAACAGAAGAGTTTCTTAAG